TTTCTAGGGATTTTGAGAATAAAAAAACGGCAGAGAGACGTTGGCGGAGAGGGGGTCTGCCATCTTCCGCCTGAGACACGGCGAGACAATTCGAGACAAATAGAGACATCATCTTTCAAAAGCCCCGTCAATATTGGCTTTCAGAAGATTAAATTTCCGCTCTGTAATTTCCGATTGAGACACGACGAGACACGGAGAGACATTTTCACGCCTTCGAGTGGTGGACAAATTGGTGGACAAAATACATGGCGGAGGATAAAATTTGCATTAGAAAATCGTCATGGCGGACTGATGGCGGACATGGCGGAGACCTGTCCTTTTAGTCCGCCATAGAGCGAAATTGGTGGACAAGTTAGCTACCGCATCGTGCGGCGGAGGAAAAATCTCATGCAAGTTACAGCCAAAAATATTTTTAAATTGCCGGACGGGAAGCATCCTGTCGCCCCTAACTTAAATCTTGTTGTTCGCGGTACTTCCCGCTCTTTCGTATTTAGATATATGCTCGGCGGCAAACGAAAAGAAAAAAGCCTCGGTTCTGCCAATACGATCACGATTAGCCAGGCTAAAGAAATGGCCGAGAAGTTTCGCGTCGGTCTGACCGAGGGCACTGCGCCCATGACTCCGAAAGAGGTTCTCGACAAAGAGGTTAGGGCCGACCTTACTTTCGAGGACTATGCCGAAAAAGCGATCGAGAAGATCGCGAACGTGCGCCTGTGGAAAAATGCTAAACATAAGGCTCAATGGTTTGCCACGGTTCGCGCCTACGCCATTCCGGTACTGGGCAAGAAGAAGCTGTCTGAAATAAAGCGGGCTGACGTCCTAGCCGTGTTGCTGCCGATATGGTCGACCAAAACGGAGACCGCCTCCAGGGTTCGCGGCCGCCTGGAGAACATATTCTCTTATGCAGTAAGCGACGGCCTCATGGACTTCAATCCCGCCCTGTGGAGAGGCAATCTGGACAGGGACCTGCCGCCGGCGTCTAAAATTCAGCAGGTTCAGCACCAGGAGTCTATGCCGCTCGAAGAGTTACAAGAAAAGATCGGCTGCTTCTATCCTGCAACGACAAGAACAAAGCAGGCAATCCTCTTCACAATTCTGACAGCCAGTCGTGTAGGAGAATCTGTCCCGGCACGCTGGGATGAGATCGATTGGGAAAACCGTATTTGGTCCGTACCTCCGGAAAGACGAAAAGACCAAAAGCCGTACCCGCACCGCGTCCCCTTAAGTGACCAGGCGATTGAGCTTTTGAAGTCTATCGAGAAAAAGGGCGATCATATTTTCGGTGTCTCTGAGGAAAGTTTGGGAAGCCGCTACACCCTAACCAAACTGCTCAAACGACTGACCGGAACGACTGCCACGATGCACGGCTTTAGATCGACATTCAGAGACTGGGCGGCCGAGAACGGAGTTCCGGACATTGTTGCTGAAAAATGCCTGATGCACACAACAGGAAACGCCGTCGTCCAGGCATATCAGAGATCTGATCTTTTGGAACAACGGCGCGAGGTAATGCAGCAGTGGGCGGATGCAGTCTTTAGCGGAGTTTCGTCGGCTGCTTAGACATCCAGTTGTCTACCTCTTTAATGTGCCACCGTGGACGCCCTGCAATATAGCGGGGCGTCGGAAATTTATAGAAGTCCGCATCCTTTCTCCAGCGGTCCACCGTCCTGGTCGTAATACCGAGGTAGGTTGCAAGCTCCATTTTGCTGAGCCAGGTCGCTGTCATTCTTTACTCCCGGTTGTAAATCTATTGAGTGACTCACGGGCCTCCAGCTTCTTGATACGCTCGGCTATACAGCCTTCTAAACAGGACCAAAAGTCGCCGTCAAAGGCCGTGAGGTTATTCCATTTGTTAATGAAGTCCTTCAAGATACCGCTGGAGCGCTTAAATAAGCGAGTCATATTTAGGAAGGACGCATAGTCGCGGTCATTCATTTCCAAAGCGTCCTCTGAGCTTCTGCGATTCAAATACCACTGAGCTTTTTTAAGATCGAGCAACTCGCTTGTGCCCTCCTTATGGCCGGCCCTGAAACAGTATTTAATCGCGTTGCCTTCGCAGAACGGCAGTCTTTCGCAGAAGTCGATCGGCTCCAGGCGAATGGATTGCTCTTCGTAATGGGCGGGATGGTTTACTAAATCAGACATGTCTTAACTCCTCTTCCTTTTTCTTCCAATATCTTTCTCTACGTCTTGCGCTAAGCGCGAGCGCGTGTTTTTCTCTGTATCTTTTTTGCGCCTCTTGTATGCGCTTCCGATATTCCAGGTCATTCGCATAACGTTCCTGATGTATGCGCTTTCGCTCCTTACGGTGGTTTGCCTCATAAGCTCGCTGGTAGTCTCGCTTAAGCTCTTTTGCTGCTAATTTCTTTTCGCTTTTGGTGTCACAGGAATAACCGGCCATAAGGGCTTCGTGGTGTTCGATATGGATGGTGTAGTGTTTGATCCCGAGCTTCTCTTCAATCTCGTAGGGACTCAGCCCCTGGGATGCAAACGTCTTAATTCTTTGATCGAGAAAGTTCATTTTTTCTCTCCCTTATTCCGCAGATAGTCCAGCAACATGTCCTGAACTTCCCTCTTAGATCGCTTCTTTGCCAGCGCCACGTGGTCGATCGTGTCCTTAGCCAGGATCTGATAGACCGTCACAACTCTCGGATGTCCTGCCTGGAGCTGACGCATCGGGCCGATACGCTCAATCACCTGGAGGTACTCTTCGAGGTTCCACCACTGGCTAAAGAACACGAGCTTGCTTGATCCGTCCTGCAGGCTCAGGCCGTGGCCCGCACTTGCCGGATGCACCAAGAGCATGGGAATCTCGCCGTTGTTGAAAGCCTCGACTGTCTCCGGACATTTATCGAAGGCGCGGGCTTTTGGGAATGCCTCCAGGATGCGGGCAAGGTCGGTCTTAAATTGATAAGCCACAAGGAGCGGTTCGCCTGCAGCTTCCTCGACAATGGAGGCGAGCGCGTCGAGTTTGGCCGTATGGACTTCCTGCCAGTTATGCGTGTCGTCGGTGTAGATCGCACCGTTTGCCAATTGCAGACATTTGACCGTTTTAGCCGCGGCATTAGCTGCTTCCACCGTGGTGGCATTAGCCAGCTCGATAAAGAGCTCCCGCTCCATGTCGTTGTACAGGGCCTTGGCTTCGTCCGGCAATTCGACTTCGACGTTCACAAAATGTGGCTTGTCTAAATCGAAATAATCCTCGGCCTTAATCGACAAGCAGACGTCCGAAATGGCATTCTGAATCTGCTCCTGGGCGTACTCCAGAGGGACCCACTGCACGGCGGCCGCGGTCGCGCCGACCCTCAGAGGTCTGAACCACCGCTCGTGAAACGCGGTGAAAGACTTCCCCAGACGCTGGCCGTTGTCGATGAACCAAAGCTGGCCCCACAGGTCATTGAGACCGTTGGGAGAAGGCGTACCGGTTAGAGCGATAAACCTCCGAAAAAAGTTCGTGAACTTGGCCAGGGCCTTTGCACGCTTAGAGCCTTGTCTTGTCCGGAAACTTTTCAGCCTGGTGGACTCATCGGCCACGACAACAGGGAAGGGCCACGTATAGTTGTGGCTCGTGAGATAGTTATCCAGCCACTGCAGATTGTCATAGTTAATGACATAGACATCGGCTTTGGTATGCAAGGCCTTGACGCGCTCCTTCGTGCTGCCGAGGATCGGTGACACTTTGAGGTGGCTGAAATCACTCCACTTCCGCACTTCACTCGGCCAGGCATTACGGGCTACCGCAAGCGGAGCGATTACAAGCGCCGGACCTTCACCATAAAGATCTTTTAGGATCTGGATAATCATGAGCGCGCTTGAAGTTTTGCCCATGCCCATCGGGACGAACAATCCGCAGCGCTTATTTTTTAAAGCGAATCGGATCATGAGTTCCTGGTAAGGCCAGGGCTTGAAATCTCTCGACATATTACGGCTCCACTGATCTGGACAATGCAACGAGGTGGCTCACCAGGGATTCGGCCTGATCTTCACCGTACACGACGAAGACCTTGCATCCTGCCTTCTGCAGCCGTTCATGCTCGCGAACCTGATGAGGCCTGAGCGCGCCGTTGTGCGCCTTCGCTTCAATCCAGGCATGCACGCCCGGGAGCAAAACAAGAAGATCCGGAGCGCCGCGCACACCTTCCCAGGAACACTTCCGGACTTCTCCGTTAGCCTCTTTCACTCTTGCCCGGATAAGGGCAACAACTTTTCCTTCGGGTGTCATGACTGCTCCTTAAACCGTCTTTCCAAACGCTCCACGCGGGAGGAGAGTTTGAACAGCCTCAGGCTGAGCATATCGATTTTGGTCTGATGGCCGATAACGACCAGGAGGAGAACAAGAAAAAAAGTAAGAATTAACCATTCCATTTACTTCTCCTCATAATTCTCTTCAAAACCTACAAGCTCCTGCGCGCGAAAGATTCGAGATCGTTCTTTCATGATCGGGTCTGATGGCAGTTCATCACCGCTAGATCGTTCGTCTAGAGCATCAAGCCAATTTTCCAAACACCAATACACTTCATCTGCAAACCGTCTACGGATTTTTTTGATAGCTTCTATCTGTTTCTTCTTCATTTCTTCATTCATTTGTCTTCTCCTCCTGCTCCAGGACGGCCAGGTATTCCTGAAACTGCTCGATCAGTTGTTTGGCAAAAGACTTGGTGAAGACAACCGTGTGCACTGTTTTGCCATTCGAGTCGGCGCACATGATGTCGATATAGGGATCGCCGCCTTTCGACAGCAGGCCGCTGAAAAACGGAACGATAGGGTTGGTGCCCTTGAATCTCTCGTCGGTTTCTTTTAAGTAGGCGGCAGCACGAACGGCTGCACAGAGAGATTCATTGTGTTCTTTTTCACTAACTTTAAATGCCATAGCTAATCTCCTAGTCTTTTCGATAACGAAGTGAAGTGAATCCGGCCGCGGCCAGCGGCAGGTCCGGTGCCCAACTGGGCGGAGTTGACATGAGCTTTTCAAGCTCGGTGTTGTCTTTAGAGAGGTCGGCCTCAGTGATAAATTCGTCATGCACTGAGAAGACGATTTCAAATCCTGCTTGCTCGATTGAATCCATGGCGCCGATCAGAATGTCAGCGGCTGCGGCTTGGGTTGCGTTTTCTACGCACTTGCCACTGTATGTCCGGATACGCTCCCACTTCCGGGAATATTGGTTGATCCCCATGTAGGAGAAGGTGCCGGTGCCCACACCGCCATCCTCTAGCCGCGCTCCGGGATAGCAGATAAAGCGTCCGGAAGGCAGTTTCATGCGCAGCCAAGATCCGTTCTTACTGAACCAAACCTTGCCGGCTTTAGCGGGCACGCCCTTGAGCGCGGAGACTGCGGCCTTGTCGACATCGGCCCAAAACTTTTGTATTGCCGGGTGCGCATCGCGCCAGGCGAGCTTGACAGCTTCGCAGGCGATAAAGGTTTCGCGCTTTAAGCCGTGAGTGAGTTTCTTTTCCTTGTACCACTCGTATGAGCCCTCGGCTTGGCCCCAATAGCTAAAGGAAATATTTTCCCGGACATGTTTCGCAAGCTCATCCAGGTCAATCGAATAGGCGGACGCGAACGTGAGGAATGCACCGACACCGCCCTGGTAACCGAGCGCGAGCTCCATGACCTTACCGATCTGTCGCTGGTGTTTGGTTACGTCTTCCGGACGGATACCGAAAGTGCGGCCGTAAGTCGCTTTATAGAGGTCAGGGCCGTGACCGGCGTCGAAGTCTCGGAATGCTTTGAGCTTCCATTCTTCTCCGGCGAGCCAGGCCAACGTGCGGCCTTCGATATTGGACAAGTCGGCGACGACTAAATGCTTCCCGGGCGTGGCCATGATGCAGGATCGCAGGCACGAAGACATGAGCTCGCCTGGCTCAGCCAGGTACTCGGCCCAGCCTCCCTTAATCGCTTCGATCCCGGCGTCAATAACGTATTGCGGGAGCGTCGGGCGCGGCAGGTTCTGCAACTGCATGAGCCGTCCGGCATAGCGGCCTGTACGGGTGGCACCTCTAAACTGGAGGCAACCGCGCATGCGGCCGTCCGCACTGGTCGAGGCAATGAGCTTTTTATATTTGGCAGTGGATGTCTTAGTGGACGCCAGGCGCACACGCAGGAGCTCCTTGACGACTTCCGGCAAGTTCTCATCGTTGAGACGCCGCTCGATTGTGGACTTAGTAAGATCCGGCAAGCTGACGCCATACTGCTGCAGGATGTGGGCCAGGAGCGCATCGCGCTGAGTAGCCGACGCGACTTCTCCATTGGTCAGATCTTGGGTGCGCTTGGCGTTTTCGGCCTTGAGCTTATCGGCCAAAGCGATCGCTGCACGGGCAAGATCGAGGTCCATCCGGACACCTCTATTATTAATGCGCTGATCGATCACGAACTGGGCGCGGTCGCGCGGGCCCCAATTCCAGGACGGCAATTTTTTGTAGATTGCCCGCATGGCTTCGACGTCCAGGCGGCAGTAGTTCACAAAGCGGGCCCAATCCTCCGGATCCGTCGTGCGGTTGCGCACGTTGCCCTTACTGTCGGGCTTGCAGAATTTCAGCACGAGGCGCCGGCCGTCCTTATCCTTGGCTTTATCCACATCGAGGCCGTAAATCTCAGACAGCGCGCCCAGAGATCCGGGCAAACCGTGGGAATACGCTTTGACCATACAGTCATCTACGCGCTCGAAAGGGATGTCGACATGGAGGTTTTTGGCCTTGCGCAAGACAGGGACGTCGAAATTAGCTCCGTTGTGCCAAACGGTATTGACGTCCGGAGCATTCATTTGCGCGGCGGCAAGGACACAAGCTAATTCGAACGGCATTCTCTCGCCGGTTGTGACGTCCCAAACCTTGGCCGGGCCGTCATCAATCGCATAGCCGAACAGCAGAACTTCGCAGTCTTCTGCGTACTGGTGAGGGCCGTTCATAATGTCGCGGGTACTGAAAGTTTCTAAGTCTGCCCAGAGTGTTGTCATATTGAGTCTCCTTAATAGCCGTCCCTCGTGTGAAGGACGGGTGGTTAAAAAGGCTTTAGTTAGTTGGCCCCTGTTTGCTTATCAGGGCGGCTTGTAAGAGGTCCATTACGTTGGTCAAACTTTTGAGGTACAGCTTTTTGGCAAATTCTCCGAATCCGGTCGTCATGGTGTCGACGCCTGTTTCAATCTCAAGCGTTGTCTTAATTGCGGACATGACCGCATAGGCTTCTACCTCGGATAGTCCGAGCACGACGCCTTGTCCCTCGGTTCTGTTCTTCGCCATGGCTTACTCCCAGGGCTTTTTACCGTCGTCGCTCGGTTCATCGTCCACATCGAAGTCAGTGGCCTTGGCAGGACCGGAACCGGACGCGAAAGCGTCGCCGTCTTTTTCAAACTTGACGCCTAGAAGTTTTGCGTTAATGCGCCGGCCGTATTTGTTGTCCTGCGCCCAAAGCTCGATACGCGCCTGGACGTAGCAGCCGGAGTAAATGAGACCGTCGGCTTTTTCAGTTTCGTCGCCGTTCTTGTCGAACGCGGAGGGTTTGACGGGATTACGAGCGGTAACGTAGTCCATGCCGGCGTAACCGTCATATTCTTTTGTGTCCCCATCGCGCAGGCAGGTTTTGCCTCCTTTGATAAGACGGGCCAGAACTTCTTTGCCCTTGGCGCCCCACTTTTCAGTAGCGACGCGCATCATCTCGGCCTCCACTTTCTTGACTTCCGCGGATCCTTTCGGCATCAGGACCGAGCAGGAAAATGTAGGCTCGGAACCTTCGGTAGCGGACGGAGTGAAAATGTGTTCAAAAGAGAGACGGCCTTTAATGTTGAATGCCATAGTTGTGCTCCTTATTAATTAGAGATAGGTGTGAAATCGGATGCGGTTGCGGTTGGAGACCATGCCGGCCGCTTGTCTGCTGCCGGTACGACGGTCGGAGTTGGTTCGCTTCTGTTGATGATGGTTTCGGCGCGCTTCCATTGACGCTCGCCGATTCGGCCCGCCTTCATGAGTTTCTCCAGGGCGGTCGGAGTGATGACCTTGTAGGTGTAGCGCTCGTCTTCCTTCAACTTGAAGGACTTGAGCATGGCCTCGGCTTCTGCATTACTTGTCCACTGACGGTTGCCCGGGCGGCCGAGAACGAGTTTGAATCCTTCGACCTGGACGCCTTCCATCATTTGGTCGTAGGCGGCCTCGCGCACAGCGGCGATCCACGGCTCCAGAAGGTCAGCAAGCTGGAGATTTAACGAGAGCTGCTCCGAGCTCAGAGCTTCTTCCGGAACAATCGGGATGTCCTGGCCTTTGTCGAGCACCGGACGGAAGTCACAGGCCTCTGCTGCCTTCTGCTGAAGAGCAGGGCAAGCCGCCTTAGCTTTGCAGAATCGGCAGGCATCGGCAGACGGCTCCAGTGCGGCGAGCGGCAGGGGATCGGCGCGCAGGTAGTTGATCGCGATCGAGGCTCGCGCCCGGGCTTTATTGACGAAATCCTCGAGCTCGGCCGGAGTGAGCTTCCAGGAGCAGATGTTGTTAATGCGCGGCTGGAAGATGGCGAGCTCAATGTCTCGGACCTCGTCGATCACATCGAACAAGGGCAGGGCGCCGGCGGCATAAATCATGAGCTGGGTATTGTGCTCGGCATCGACTTTTACGCCCTTACCGAACTTCAAATCAATGATCTTGAGTGTGCCGTTCACGAGAGCCGCACAGTCGATCGTGCCCTTGGCATTAGCTTCACCGGTGACCTCTGAGACAGAAACCGGATACTCAATGCGGCGGACACCGCCCGCAGTTTCGCGTTCGACGAAAAGGACATAGTCCTGGACGAAGGTGAGATTGTCAGAACTCAGGGCCTCGGCCGGCTGAGGCTGATTCTGCGGATCAAGGAAGTGTGCGGCCCAAGCATGGGCGAGTGTGCCTTCCTCGGCATAAGAGGACGATTCGTCCGGGAAAAGGCGGGACAAAGATACGCTTCCCGGGCAAGACATCCAGCGGTGGGCAGAAGACGGAGATAAAAGAGCGTGGGCCATTACAGAACTCCTTCAGCTTCGAGAGCTTTAACCAGTGCATCGCAGAAAGCGGGCAGTTTTTCGTCTGGCAGTTCGGACTGGCGTCTGACGCCGAAAGAACGGAGAATCTCTGCACCCTTGGCTGGAGAATGCTCGAAGAGCTTTTGCAGTTTGGAGACCATGGCCTCACGCAGTTCGACAGGGTCGATCGCTGGAGCAGGAGCGGCCTTCGGTTCGGCCTTAGGCGCAGGAGCTGGTGCAGCTACTGGAGGAAGGTCGGCCACAGCTACCGGTTCGACCGGTGCGGCCTTAGCTTCAGGCGCCGGAGTGGCGGCCGCAACAGGAGCCTGTACAGGCTTCATGCTCAGGGCTTGCTTAATAATTTCGCCGAGTGATTGCAGTGCTTTGGTGTTTTCTTGGATGGCAGTTTCTAAAGACATAAATATCTCCTTTAGTCTTAGATGGAAGGGGATGCGGGGAAAAATTCCCCTGTTTCTAGGTTGGAAATGGCGTGGCCGATTGAATCGATCCGGGCACGGATGGCGTCGAGTTCTTTACGGGGAATAACGAGCTGGTCGTCCGGGCATTCGTCATCTAGTTCATCGCTATCGACGAGCAGATCACCTTCGACAAGAATTTTTCCTTGAGATTCGAGAATTGCGCTGGAGACTTTCTCCAGGTCGGCGGCAAAATGGCCGAGCTCGTCGTCGAGCTGGTCGATGCCTTCGTCCACGCCGGTGTCATACGTTCTAAGAGCGTTGTCAGAGTTTTCGACGCTCTCGCGACTGGCGAGGATTTCAGACTGGAGGGCCTCCAGGCGCTCAGCCAATGTCCGAATGATCGGAGGCATGTTGGCCAGGCCCTCGGTGTGCAGCCAGTCGAGAAGCTCGTCGTCGGTCAACTGATTGAAGTTGTAGGAGGCGAGATTAAAAACTGAGTTCATAAGAGGCCTCCGAGCAGTTCCGGAAGAATGAAGACGAGATAAACAAAACCCCAGAAGCCGAGAAAGGCGACGAACGCGCCGACGGCGATTTCAAGGTCGTTAAATTCGTGTCGCATGAGGAACTCTCCGGAAAGAAAAATTCATAACGGGCCAGGGTTCGACTTCGTATCGGGTAATCGTCTGTTCGGAGTTTTTGGCGGAGTTGCTGCTAATGAAACTGCAGACTTTTTCAATGGCCTCAGGAGAGGGCAACACACCATCGGCGATTGCATTCGCATCGTCTGGAGTGATATGGAGAAGATTGACGAGCTTTGCGACGGGCATTTCTGGATAGCCCTTTGCCATGAGAGTAAGCATGAGCGCAAAGCTGAGTGCGCGGCCAGCGGCTTTTGAAGGAACTTCGCTTTTGGTATTCGGCATTTCGTTTGTCCTTTGAACTTAATCAATTCACAAACGAATAATAGCTATAGAGATGACTAGATTCAACCCTAACAGAATAAATAATTCTTATAGGAATTCAAAGGGGCGAAGAAAAACCGCCCGAAGGCGGATAAATGTCAGCAGCGGTGATATTCGCAATAGTCGTATTCGCTATCAAACCATATATAAGAACCTAAACCTATGTAGGAAAAGGCTTCAAAGACAATGAACCCTAAAATAAACAATACGAATAAAGGAATGATTCCCCTGGCGTACCAAGGAAGCCCGAAATCATCCGCGAGTGCTCGAATTGCGGTTTCTCTAAGTTGTTTTGCTTCCTGTTTTCTACCTTCATCTTCAGCTTTATGGGCATCCGCGAATAGTCGTTGCCGCCATTTCTCATGCTCCTTGCGTAGCTTGTCGACGTAAAGCATATAAGGCACTGTCACCGCTAGTTCGCAAAGAACAAAGATTATTTGCACAATCAGCGCTTTCATTCTTCAACCCTAAAGTTCTACGTACTTACCGACGGCAACGCCTGCGATCCGCATACTCTGGGTGAGTGGCTGGAATTTAGGGCCCGGCCAGTCCGGATTAAGAGCCTTTAGGTAGTAATCCGAGCCGTCCTTTACAAGTTTCTTGAGAGTCGCTTCCGGATCTGCTGCGCCGTCGTCAACTGCTGCCACAATGCGGCCGGATTCGGCAGGGACTTCCGGATCAATAAAGACAATGTCGCCTTCAAAAAACATCGGCTCCATAGATTCGCCGCGTACCTTTAGGGCGAAACCGTTCTTACTGATTCGGACAGGGCAGATATACCACTTATCCATATCGTCAAGAGAAGCGACCAGAGTGGGGAGCCCCGCCTGTACCCAACTAATGAGCGGTACTTTCCTCAGGCCGACAACAGGGTCCGCTTCTTTCGGCAGTTCCAAAGAATGATTAAGCTGGGCAACGGTTGAATCCAGCGCAGTAGCAAGTTTTTCAAGGGTATCCAGGCTCGGTTTCTTTATCTGATCGTTGAGAATCTTGAAGATATAAGACTGAGAAACACCGGAAATTTTAGACAGCCTAGTTTGGCTTATCTGTCTTTCCTGCATGAGGGTTTCTAAATTCTTGGCAAGGCTGGATTTCATCTTCTTCTCGTTATTCAATTATTCCCATGTGAATATTTTAACACTCCTTAATTTGCCGACCTATTCATATAAGAATTACAATTTAATCTATATTGAAATTAACGGAATGAACCATGGCCGCTTCATTACTCTCACCGGACGCCGCAGTTTTCAAACTTGAAAAAGCCGGACTCAAACAGCATCAAATCGCCGCACTGCTCGGTATCGCCCAGGGTACCGTCAGCAAGATCAAATCAAAACGCTACACAGAGGTCAGCTACAAGATCGTCGACAAGCTCCGTGAACTTGTCGCCCAGCTTTGTACGGAAGAAACCAAGAAAGAGAAATCAAAATGACTTCAACTTTTATTTTTGCGGGCTTTCCTCTCGGCCTCAACTTCGTCGGCCAATTTCTTGAGATCAAAAGGTCCGATAAGACAGGCGCAAAGATTATTGACCGCGTGCGACAAAAGCGCAGCGACTTTATCGCTGTCCTCTCCGGAAAAATCAATCACGCCTGGATGCGCCGCGTCATTACCAATCACACGGCAGGCGGTAAGCTGCTGAGTCAACGCCTCCGGGATTGCCAGCGCCTCAATGCGGCGAACAAGTATCCAATCAGGGTCAAAATTTTTGAGCCCCTGTTCAGCACCAACATAATTAACTATCTCCTCCACGCACAACCTGAGAAGGGCGCAGCAGGACCTAGGCGACAGTTGCATAAGACTTTGAGCTTCATTGAAAACTCGTTTTGCTTTCTCCGGCATTTTTTCATACGCCTTAATTCCACTCGATACCGGCCAAACAAGTTTTTCGTATTCCCAGAGGGTGGGACGGCCGCAGTTAACACAAGAGGAAATTATCAATTCATTTTTCGCGCAGAACTCACCCAGGTCGAATACACCCACGGGTTTCAGCGACACAGAACCGAATTGATAGAACTCACGGGAGGCGTCATAAGGAGCTTTTGCGCTTCTGAGAATTGGACGGGGATTAAAGACAACCGTAACGCCGCAATGCGGACAAATGTATGAACCAGGAAGAGACATTATGACCTCAGAAAGAAGCTTTTTTGAAATTGTAAAGGAACGTTCGGCAAAGATAACCAGTGCTCTGAACGCCTTGGAATTAGCCGAGCAGAGTTTGGAAAAAACAAAGACCGCGGCCGCTGTCAGAGGTGACGGCGGCTTAATCGATATAAGAGACCTCGCATTAAACGTTATTACCGCCAAGAAGCATTTGGACGAAGCGCTGGCGTTTTTGATCGAGTCTCAGTTAGACGAAGAAGAAAAGGTGGTTTCATGACCCAAGAGAAAGTTATCACTTTCGATCAGGGCGCACAGCGCCTTGTCGACAACGGCTATCTGCCGATACCGATCAAGCCGGGAGAAAAGTTCCCGGACCTTGAGAAAGGATGGACATCCTACCGATTCAAGCCGGACGACGCTGAGATCCATGCCGGGTGCGGCATAGGACTGCTCACTGGACAGGGCGAGCATAAGGTGATCGGCATTGACTGCGACATCACAGACTTCGAGCTCCTCCAGCTGATCTACGACAAACTCTCCAAGATGCGCGGCGGCAGCCACCAGTTTTTATCGCGCGTCGGCCGCAGGCCCCGGACATTGTTCTTAGTCCGGACGGATAAAAGTTTCTCCAAAATCTCCTCGCATAAATTCCTGGACGACCGCGGCCAGAAGCAGCAACTGGAGATCCTTGCCAACGGTCAGCAGTTTGTTGCCTTCGGCCGCCATAAGGTTACCGGCCAGCCGTACTCATGGGGTACTGTCGATCGCACGCCGCTCGATCATCCGGCCGAATCCCTGGCAATGGTCACGATGGAGGAGGCTCAGTCGCTTGTCGGAATTGTCAACGACTACGCAGTCAAGCACAACTGGAAGTTAAAGGAAAGAGGCGGCGCCGGCCGCTCCGTGTCGGCAAACGCAGGACCGCTCACGGCTTTCGACGTTGAGTGCATGAAGTGCAGGAACATCCCGCTCGCGGAAGCCAGGAAGATCATCAGCCATATTGACGCAGACGCATACAAGGACTGGCTTGAGGTCGGTATGGCGCTGCACCTGGAGTACGACGGCTCGGACGAAGCATTCCGACTCTGGGACGAATGGAGCAGCAAGTCGGCAAATTATCCGGACAAAGGATCCAAGGCACTCGCGGAAAAATGGGCGTCATTTGTTGAAATCGGCAAATGCAAGGAAGAGCTGATCCGCATGCCGACCGTAATCGCCAAAGCTGAAGAGGCCAAAGCGAGCAGAGAAAAGCAGATGCGAATCGCGGCCAAAGCGGAATTCACTGCTGCGCTGGCTAAATGCGCGGACGAGTTTGACGTCGAGACATTAGCGAGAAAAACCTCTCTGTCTAACCGTGCAGACAGAGAGGTTTTCACGAATTACGCCTTAAAGCGCCTGAAAGAATTGGGCGCCGGATCAATCACAAAGACGAGTATACAGGGATGGTTTAAGAAAAGTACTTGTTCCGACTACGCGTTCAATGAGCTCGGCCTTGCGGAAAGAATGCGGGACACTTACAAGGGCGGTTTGAAGTGGGATTGCATTAACGGCCAGTGGTACACCTGGAACGGAATCCGCTGGAAGAAGACGCCCAACGAAGCGATCATGGGCTACGCCCGCATGACTGTGGAGGCGTTGTTTGATGAGGCTAGGGGCCTCGACAGCGAAAGCGCGGTAATGCTCAAAGACTTCGCTTCCAAATGCTGCAATCCCAAAACATGGGAGAACATGCTCAAGGCCTTCAAATCTTTCTCAGACGGGGACAACAGCGTACTCATCAGCCCGCACGAGCTCAACCAAAATCTGCGCTACTTCGGAGTGAACAACGGCGAGATCGACCTAAAGACCGGTGAATTTATTCCCGGGGATCCCGCGCACATGATTACGCTCCATTCTCCGGTCAACTATGACAAAGACGCAACTTGTCCCTATATCGACGACCGAATGCTGGAGATATGCAACGGTGATCCGGAGATCGTTGAGTTCTATTACGACATTTTCGGCGCCGGCATGACGGGGCGCCTGCGCAGATCGTTCTTAATCATGTTCGGTTTAGGCCACAACGGTAAATCCGCACTGCTCAACCTGGCCATCAAGATGATGGGCAATGGTCAAGAGGGCTATCACGTCGGAGCTGACCAAAAGACTTTTATCGAGGGAAAAGGCGGCTCGGCCGGCGGCGCCAGAGAAGACATCACGAGGCTTAAAGACAAGCGACTGGTGACACTCGTGGAGACCTCCGACGGAAGCCGCCTCAATAGTTCTCTGGTTAAACAGTTGACCGGCGGCGACCCGATGACCGGACGGCAAACGTGGGCTAAGAGTTCGATCACGTTCACGCCGTGCTGTCTGCCGGTGCTCGTATCCAACCATAAGCCGATCGTCGAGGACCAAAGCGAGGGCATGTGGGATCGTCTGCTGCCCGTGCGCCATCTGGGCAACTTCAACGCCGAACGCGCGGACCCCTTGTTCGACCAAAAGTCTGAGGCCGAGCTCTCCGGTTTCCTAAACAAGTGTATTGCCGGCGCCCTCCGCTTTCAGCAGCGCGGCCTGCGAGTTCCGGACGCCATCCGCCGGGAGCAGAAAGCATACAGATCGGCCCAGGACCCAATGTCAGATTTTTTCGCAGAGCACTGCGTTATCGAGCCCGATGCGCGGTGGCCGCGGAGTGAGGCTTACAACGCCTGGAAGCAGTATGCAAGGGACTCTAGCGTCCCGCAGTATCAGGAACGAAAGAAATGGTTTTTTAACGCAATGGAGGAAAGAGGTTTTGAGACAGTGCAAAACAAAGGAATCACATGCTTTAAAGGAATCCGGATAAAAGCGGAAGGCTTTGAAGCTGTCGATTAAGAATTTGAGGGGTAAATCTTCAACTAGAAGTAAAAAAGTAAAAATACTATCTATTTCTAAAACTTCTCTTATACACGCGTATAGGAGAGTTTAGGAAAAGAGTCGAAAAAATACTTTTTTACTTCTCTAATAGGGGTTTCTACTATGTTATTAGAGAAAGAATCAAAGGTTTTAGAAAAGTTAAAGGTCATATCTGTCGCAGTCGACTATGCACTCAAGGCAGGGCGAGTTTGGGACAGCAATCTGTATCACGGAGGCATGTACAACTGCCCTCCTATAAAGGATGTCCTCAATTTTATGGAGACATTCCACGCTCTAGACGCTTTCGTCTACGGCACATGCGCAGAGGACAACTTGTTCGGGTGCGATCCCGCAAATCACTGGACGATCCAGGTCGGCTACTCTGAATCGGCGCCCAAGACATGGGAGGGAGACGACAAGAGCGGATACTGCGAGGCCTATGCAGTGGTGACGTACAACCGGAATGGCGAGAGATGTGTACGCATTTTCGGAATCCCGGAGACGATTGCAACGGTGTACGCAAGACTGTTTTTTACAACGCGGTTAGACGGCACGCCCTTTGACGTCGGTTTCCATAGCTCAAACGGAGTAGTTACGGAAGTTTGAGCTTTAGCGGTTTAGACGCTTCCGGCGGCGGAAACCCGCTGGAGGCATCCCGAGGAGATAAGAATGAACGAAAAACAATCAACCTATCAACCTCATACGGTATTACCTCATGACGCCCAAAGATTACTTACTGAAGCCGCGAAAGCGGCACAAAAACTTCATGGACTCGGCCGCCAGCGGACCTTACAAGCGGCGATTGAAAGAGTTAAGAGAGAACATCCGGAGTACTTTAGGTCTTAGGGCCGGAGGCGTCGACTTTATCGGCCCGCTGGGAGCGTATGTCGGAGAGAGCCATCAGGCCGCGAGATATACAGACAATGAAGTCCTGCAGTGCATTGATTTACGCCTGGCAGGATTTTCGCTTAACGAGATATCGAAAAAAATGGAAATACCAAAGCGAACGGTCAGAGATTTTTTTGCCGGGAGAATAAGGGGGAAGCACCCTGTAAAGTTCGTTAAAGCAATGATCAATGAATAGGGTAGGAAGGCATCAAAATCGACCGCAGGAGAGCGATCGGTAAAAATTAATAGGATTTATCATCCGAGGAAGTTTGAACGACTGTAGAAGCGGCAAATCGGTTTTAAGGGAATACGGCGCCGGAAGTAAAACGACTAAAATAAGCGTCAGGAGATTGACGGCATGAATCTACAAAGGTATAAAGTTGACAAGGAAGCCCTAAAAAAGCGAGTGACCGATGCGCTCGAAAAGCTGAGTGTATTGAGCGCCGGTATGGGACTGTTTCAGGATAAGACCCTGGGAATATGGCTCGGAATTTTCTGCTTTCTGTTGTGTTTATTGCTTTCTGGAGTGAGAAGAGATGACTAGCGCATGGTTCTTGTATACCTGCTTTGTGGCAGCGGTCGGCGTGCTGGCCTTAATCCTCTTTTTTGGAAAGGACCAAAAGCACGAGCACAAATAGTGCGCATTATTGAGCGACAGCCTCCGATAATCAACTCATTGATTACGGAGGTTTTATTATGTCGAGCACCAAGTTTGGAACAATAGAACGCCTGACACCGAAGCAGGCCGCCTTCGTTAGCGAATACCTGAAAAACGGCGGCAATGCGACCGAGGCTTACAAGAAAGCGGGATATAACGTTACTACGGATAATTCGGCGGCAGTAAATGCAGCTCGATTGCTCAGAACGTCTAAGATCACCCGCGCGATAGCGAAGCGGCAGGCCGAGCGCAACGAAAGAATGCAGTTGGAAGAGGACTTCGAGCTCAAAAAAGCGATTGATATCCTTGAAAAATGCTCTGAGCCGCAACAGGTTTACAACTTCGACGGCAAGCCGAAGAAAGACAAGGCGGGCCATGCTGTATTTATGTTTGACTCCAAGGGCGCCAACCAGGCGCTCACAACGATATGCCGGCTTAGAGGCAAATTCAGAGACAAGCTGGAAGTTACTCAGGATGTCAGTGACCGCGCCAATCGTTTAGCGCAGATCCTGGCGGCCGTGGAAAAGGACGAGAAATAGAGGTGTAGCGGAGCATTTCTCCGCCATGTGATCTATATAAATCAATAAGTTATGAATATTATTGCCGTTTTGTCCACCAATTTGTCCACACGTCGGCAGTCGGATGAGGCATACCCTCCGACGGGCGGCACCTCGAAGCAGAAGGGGCGTGACCGAGTCGCCCTAATCAATAACCAACGATGGATTGAAGCGGGGTTATAGATAGGCAAAGGGTGCCCGAAACTCAGCGGTCTGAGGGGTGAAACCCCAAACTCAGCCCCGACGAGGGGCGTTATCATGGACCGATAGGCAACATCTGTAATTTGACCGCGCGAGGGGTGATTTTAATCCTCCCCTCCATCCCATTCCCCATAACCGCATTTGTATTGACGGTGGTCTCATGGACAATGAAAAATCAGCAAATCAAAATTACGAACTGAACCTACAGAAGCTCGCAGTGCGGTTCAGTAACGATCCGCTCGCATTCGTGCGCCACGCATTCCCCTGGGGCGAAGGGATCCTAGAGAAGTACGACGGGCCCGATACCTGGCAGGAGAAAATCCTCGGCGACATCAGGGACCGATTGCAAAACGGTGAGACCCGCTACCAGGCGATCCAAATTGCCGTGGCGTCCGGACACGGAATCGGAAAGACCGCTTTAGTCGCCTGGGTCATTCTCTGGGCGATATGCACCTATCCGGATACAAAAGGCGTTATCACTGCCGAAACGGGCCGCCAGCTTTTAACCAAGACGTGGTCCGAGCTCCATAAATGGCACTCAGTCTGCATTTTCAAGGACTGGTTCGAGGTCGCGGCCGAATCCATCTACTCTCTCCAAAAGGGACACAAATACACCTGGAGAATCGACGCCATTCCATGGAACGAAAGTAATACCGACGCTTTCCAGGGCCTGCATAACCAAGGCAAAAGAATCCTCGTTTTATTCGACGAAGCGTCCGTGATCGCTGAGAAAATCTACGAGGTGACCAAAGGAGCCTTGACCGACAAGGATACGCAGATCATTTGGTGCATTTTCGGAAACCCGACACGACCCGAGGGCGCCTTTTTCGACACTTTCCACAAACAGCGCCACCGCTGGCTGCATTACAACATCGACTCCAGAACGGTCAAGATCACGAACAAGGAACTCCTGCAGCAGTACGTGGACGACTACGGCGAGGACTCCGACTTCGTGAAAGTTCGTGTGCGCGGAGTTTTCCCGTCGACCTCTGCCAAACAGTTCATTACCCGAGAGGACGTGGACGCAGCAGTCAACCGCCCTGTAGGAGTTATGAATTACGCCGCCACGGTCGCCGTATTAGGTGTGGACGTTGCGCGAGAAGGCGACGACAGATCAGTGATCGCAACGAAAATCGGTCGCGACTGCACCATGCCCTTAAAAATTTTCCGAGGACTTACCGGGCCCCAGCTTGGAGAGCAGGTCATCCTCTACGCCCGGGAACTGCAGAAACTCGGAATCCCGCGAATCTACATCAACATTGACTATACGGGTGTGGGCGCCAGTCCCTACGACTACATGGTCGACAAGGTCCCGCACATCCATAAAGTGATCGCGGCTAACCGCTCCAGCAACACCGAGCGGTGGGCTAATAAACGAGCGGAAATGTGGGATCGGATGAGAGACTTTATCCGGGACAACGGCTGCCTGCCCAATAGCCCGGAGCTTGCTGACGACTTGTGCATTCCGGAAAAACTTTTGGACCGCAAAGGACGATTGCTCCTGGAGAGTAAGGAGTCAATGAAAAAACGCGGCATGAATAGTCCGGACACGGCCGACGCGCTCGCCTTGTGTTTTGCCGTACCGATCCAGGAGTATTTGGACGGCCCAGCCAATATGCCGCGATTAACCGAGAGACGGAAACGTCACATCCGAAATCCCTACAAGTCGCTGTAAAAGTGCGCATTGAATTTGTCCGGAGATCGACAATGCGCCCATGGAAAAAGTATTGACCTTTAGACCTGTCACGGTCGCGGAAGTTTTCGGCGCTCCGGACGCCGACACGCTGATCTCGGAATACATGGCCGAGTCAGGCAACCCCTTTTTGCCTCAAAAGCCAAACGTCGAGTATTACCGCAAGGCCGAGGAGTCAGGCGCCTTTCATGTGATCGGCGCTTTCAGCGGTGAGCGGCTTGTCGGGTTCGGCTCCTTCGTGCTGACTGTCATCCCGCACTACTCCACAGTCACGGCCTCGGTCGAGTCGGTTTTCTTGTTGAAAGAGTTTCGGCGCGGTGCCGCTGGCTTCAGGCTTATTAACGCTATAAGCCAAGCCGCCAAGGACGCCGGCGCCTCAGGTATCTACTGGGGATGCAGAAGCGGCTCGCGCCTGGAGACTTTGTTCGAGAGGGTCCCGAGGTTTACACGCATGAACACCGTTTTTTATGAGGCCCTGGCATGACTGAAATCGTAATCGCTGAAATACCGCCCAACACGTCCGGAGAACTGGAGGCTATGGCCGCAGGCGTCGAGGAAATGCGCGCGGCGCCCCAGGTCGAGATTAAGACCAAAAGCTTCATTCATGCCGGCATGTATTGCCGCACGTGCTTAGTCCCCAAAGGCGTGGCGATCGCCGGCGCCTTAATCAAGATCCCGACGGTCATCATGGTCACCGGGGACTTCGCCATGACCTGCGGCGGCAGGACCGTCCGCTTAAAAGGCACACATATTTTCCGAGCCTCGGCAGGCCGCAGACAGATTTTTGTCGCCTACGAGAACACCACTATTTCCATGTCCTTTGCTACCCGGGCCAAGACGCTCCTGGAAGCAGAGGCCGAATTTACTGACGAAACCGATCTTTTAATGTCACGGGGAGAATGAATATGAGCGGAGCAATTTCTGCCACTACAGCTGTAGCAATCAGTGCCGGCGTGGCCGCGGTAGGTACCGCCGCCTCCGTTATGGCGAGCAACAAGCAGGCCCGCCAGCAGAAGGCCGCGGCCAAGGAAGCACAGCGCAATAACGAGATTACTCAGACGAAGGCCCGCGAGGATATGCGCCGCCAGAACGCTAAAGAGGCCGATGTCTCCAGCATTTATGAGCAGAACTTAGATCAGAACGCATCCGGAGGCTCGACGCTGCTGACAGGGCCCGAGGGCATCAATAACTCCGATCTGACCTTAGGCAAGGGCAACAAGCTCGGAGCCTAAAAGCGAGGCACCGATGGACAAGAAGGAATTACGTGCGCACATCCTGTCGCGCTGGCAAAAGCTCAAGACGGAGCGCGATCCCTTTATCCCGCAGTGGAAAAGTATCGCCACGCATATTCGCCCGGCAACAGGCAAATTCCTGCTGCGCGGACCGAAGAACGAGGCGCGCGAACGCTTCAATGAGATTTTCGACAATACGGCTACCGGCGCCAGCAACCTATTGTCCTCCGGATTGATGTCCGGACTTACGGACCCTAGCCAGCAGTGGTTTTATCTCACGACCGGCAGTCCCACACTGGATGAGTCTCCGGCCGTGAAGCAGTGGCTCGCGGATGTGTCCCAGGTCATCTACATGGGCCTATCGAGAACGAACGCCTACCAAAGCCTACATCACTTCTGGCTTGAGGTCAGTCTCTACGGCACGGCCGCCATGATGATTCAGGAGGATGATGAGCGTGGCTTTTACTGCTACCCGTTCACAATCGGCGAGTATGCGATCGCCTGCAACCATAAGGGCATTCCGGATACTCTGTATCGCGAGCTGATGATGACGGTCGCGCAAATCGTTCAGCAGTATGGCTATGAGAATGTGCCGCGCGGCATTAAGGCGCTCTATGACCAACGCCAGTACGACCAAGAGAAAGCTGTCATCCATGCCATTGAGCCAAGATACGATCGCGACATTACCAAGCAAGACAACAAGAACATGCCCTTTAGGGCCGTGCACATGTTGGTCGACGCCGACAGCGATGAGCATTCCATTTTGCTGGAGTCCGGGTACAACGAATTTCCGGCGATCGTCGGCCGCTGGGGAGCAATCTCGACTGATACATATTCCTGTGAATCTCCCGGCATGACCGCGCTCGGCGACGTGCGCCAGCTCAAGCACGAGCAGATGCAAAAGGGCAATGCGATTGACTTGATCGTCGATCCTCCGAGACTTCTGCCGACGTCGGCCAAGGACGCCGAGCTGGACTTCGCGCCCGGAGGCTTAAGTTTTGTAGACATGCCGACCAACGGCAGTCAGTCGAATAACGCCACCACTGCGGTCGGAAACATCAACCCGATCACCGTGGACATCCAAGAAGTTCAAGGCAGAATCAAGGCGGCATTCTTTACCGACCTTTTCCTCATGCTCTCCAACCAGGCCGAGATCGCGCGCATGACCGCGACCGCTGTGGCGAGACTCCAGGAGGAAAAACTCATCATGCTCGGACCGATTTTGTCTCGGTTCAACAACGAGGTTCTGAATCCTTTTATCGGCCGCATTTTCTCGATCCTCTCCCGCGCCGGAGTTTTTCCGCCTCCGCCCCAGGAGCTCCAGGGCACTGAGTTAAACATTGAGTACACCTCCATGCTTGCCCGATCTCAGAAAGAGGTCCAGGCCAACACCGACATGGAGGCCATTACGCAAGTCTGCCAGCTGGCGCAAGTTGACCCGTCGGTGCTCGACCGCATCAATCTGGATAACGCGATCAAGATCATTTTCGACAAGAAAGGCGTGAGCCCGAGCTTACTGCGCTCGGACGAAGAGGTGCAGCAGATTCAGCAGCAGAGAGCTCAGCAGCAACAGCAGATGGCGCAGCAGGAACAGGCGCAGCAGGGCGTGGACGCCTTGAGCAAGTTGGGCAAGGTCCCCGCGGGCGGCGACACCATGGCGGGTCAGGCCGTCGAGGCGCTCCAGGCCGAGATGGGGCAGTAAAAAAGTGCGCATTGATTTTTATTGAAGGTTTTAAATGTCAGGAAAGATTCGCAATCCGTTTGACGAAGCGAAGCTCAAGGAAGAAAGACAAGAACGAGAAGCGCAGAAAGCGAGCTTTGAAGAGGCTTTTAAAGAGTCTCTCATCCGCCTTCTGGGCACGCGGGACGGAAAGATAGTGTTTAACAAAATCTTTTCCGACTGCGCCTTGTTCTCCTCCTCTTTTGACACCAACGCCTTGACGATGGCGAACAAAGAGGGAAAGAAAACCTTCGGCCTTGTCGTGCTGAGCTACGTCATGGCCTATTGCCCGGAACAATACACCGAGATAAGGAAGATATCGGATGAGTACAGAAAATGACAGCGGCTCCCAAAACACCAGTCAGGAGACGTTAGTACCTCCTTCGCAGAATGAACAACAGTCTTCTCCTTTGGACCAGGGGCAGTCTTCTCAGACCACCACTCCGACTGAAAAGGAGACCGGTACTGAGAAGACTGAAACTTCTCCGGCGCCCGAAACTAAGGCCGCTCAAACGGTAAGCAACCCGCTTGAGATTAAGCCCGAGGCAGACGACGCCAAGAAGGCCGAAGGTCAGGAAGGACAGAAGCAGGAAGCGAAAGAGGATGCGGCACCTGAAAGTTATGCCGACTTCAAAGCACCCGAGGGTGTAGAGCTTAACGGCGCGGTGGTCGACTCCTTTAAGGGTATCGCCAAAAAGCTCAATCTCTCGCAGGAAAAGGCCCAGGCCGTAATCGATGAGGTCACGCCCGTGATGGTCTCCCAGCAGGTTGAGTTTATTAACAAGGTCAGCGGCCAGTGGCTGGAGAAGGCTAAGAAGGACGCCGAAATCGGCGGCTCTAATTACGACGCCTCTATCCAGCGCGCCATTAAGGTCAGAGACCGCTTCGGCAAAGGCGCCGACGGCAACTATGACGCTGATGTCGCAGAACTGTTCTCGCTGCCTATCGGCTCGCATCCCGGCTTTATCAAACTCCTAGCAAGAGTCGGCGCGGCAATCAGCGAAGATACTCCGCCCAAAGGCAGGGTATCCGGAGCAATCACACCTCAAGACATTTATGGTTAATTTGGGAGAGTAAAAATGGCAGACGTTTTCAGCGGCATGACGCCCGTCACAATGGCTGAATGGCAGTCGCTCGTTCCGGACAGCGACGTAGCAAAGAAAGTTTTCATTCAAACCGTCCGAGATTATCAGCCGTTCTTTGATCGTGCCACTATGGTGCGCGGCAACGACGGCCAGGGTATGAAAGGCACACTGGCGGATAAATATCCGGAAGGCCAGCTCGTCGGTATTAACGAAGGCTGGGATGCATCCACCCCGACAGGTCGTGCAGTACGTTATCCGTCCTGTATCGCACGCGACCGCTCCGTGATCGGTAAGCTCCAGCTTGAAAGAATGCCGGAGAAAGACCGAGCACCGTATCGCGCCCGCAAGGACCAAATGTTTACCCGCGGCTTAACCCGCGGTATGGTCAAACGTGTCTTCCAGGGCAATCCGGATAAAGATCCGAGAGACTGCTTAGGCCTGGCAAATATCGTTTTGCCGGACAAAGACAACGGCGCCTGGAAGAACTCCATCATTGACGCCGGCGGTACAGTGGCTAGCGGCTCGACGAGCACACTCACTTCGATCTATTTTGTTAACTGGCACCCGGAAGAAATGACTCTGTTCTTCCCGGAAAACGGCGGTGCAGCAGGTATCTCCGTCGAAGTTCAGAAATCTCCGATCTATGTTCCGGACGCCAACGGCAAGATGTTCCCGGCATACGTAACCGAGTTCGGCTATGACCTCGGCGTGTTCGCGGGTAATCCGGAAAACATTGTCCGTATCGCCAACGTCGATACCTCCAAGATCACGACGGCCAAGGGCGCAGCTGACCTCTTGAAGTTGTTCGTGGAAGCACGTCACCGCCTGCGCACAGACGACTTCTCTCATGTCGGTATCTACTGCACGGACCAGGTCGGCATGATCTACGACTTGCAGCTTCTGGAGAAGACGAAGTACACGCTTGAATACAAGACCTTCGGCAAACGTGAAGGCATGCTGTCCTTCGGCGGTATTCCGATCTATCAGTACGGCACGGACGTGCTTAACGCAAGCGAATCCGCGATCACAATTTCCTAATAGGAGGCGTTATGGTTTTCGATATTAAGATGATGCTTGCCGACAAAAAGGAGGCCAAAACCGCCTTTACTTCGTCCGGCTTAGACTTCGGCTCCACCCTGGTAGAGTCTGGTGTCAACGGTCACAAGATGGCGCTTTGTATCTCCGCAAGCGGCGTGGCCGGCACCAGCCTGGCCTTCAAGATTGAGGACTCGGCTGATAACTCTACTTTTGCCACTGTCGCAACATCTAAGGCATTCACGCCCACTGAGCTCAAGAATCCAATCGTGGTGGGGCTCCCCTTCGAGCACAGACGCTACCTGCGTATCGTGACCGTCCCGACAAGCGTTACGGCGGGCACCGTCACGGCCTGGATCGGCAACGACTACAAGCTCGGCCAAGTCAAAGAAGGCGAGGGCTGGGAGTTCCGTACAGAAAAGGCAACTGCGGCAGCCGGCGGTGACAGCTAATCAGCAGTAAACAACCGAAAATTTGTCGGAGGAGGCGGGCATAAAACCCGCCTTTACTTTTATGGCTAATCAAATCGAAATCTGCAATGCCGCACTGTCTCAGCTCGGTGCGGACTCTAACATTACGTCTATCGATCCTCCGGACGGCTCGCAGTACTCCGAGCAGTGCGCGGCCTACTACCCGATGGCACTGCGTTACCTGCTGGAGCAATTTAACTGGAGCTTTGCCCAGAGCCGCTACAAGCCGCCGCAGTACGTGGAGCTTGATAGAACGATGTACCCGTGGAGCTATGGATATTCTTTGCCAAGCGACTGCATGTGTGTTGTGGGGCTTTACTGCACAGGCGGCCAACCCTGGCAGACTACACTGCCCTACGAGATCGAATATCGCGAAAGCGAAAACACCATATTCTTACTGACAGACGTTAAGGACGCCGTGATCGTCTATACGCGTTACGTGAACAATCCGCAGATGTTTCCGGGCTACTTCACTGAGGCCCTCGTCATGCGATTGGCGGCCTACCTTGCCGGCGCCCTGGTTAAGAATCAGACTGCGGACAAGTATCTCAAGTATGCGGAAGACGCCTTGAGCAAGGCCAAGACGCGCGACGCAAAGAAGAGCGCGCACCAGCACCCGAAGTATTTGGCGGCACAACTTAGAGCGAGGTTCGTGTAATGGCAGTCAGAATCTTTAGAAACTCTTTCGGCGGCGGCGAAATCTCTAATACCATGTATGCCCGTGTAGATGACGCTAAGAATCAGACGGGCCTGGCCAAGTGCAAGAATTTTATCGTCGAGCCTCAGGGCCCGGTCTTCCGGCGCCCGGGCTTTGAGTACGTGGCGCATACGAAATACTCGGATAGAAAATGCCGCCTGATCCCGTTCTTGTTTTCGCTGGACCAGACGATGGTCTTAGAGGTGGGACACAAGTACATCCGCTTCCATACGCATAAGCAAACTTTGATGTCCGGCAATGCTCCGTATGAAATCACGACTCCGTATGAGGAGGCTGATCTTTTCGAGCTGAGTTTCGTCCAGAGTATTGACGTGATTACGATCGCGCACATCAACTATCCGACCAAAACTCTGAGGCGCCACGGCGCGACTGACTGGCGCCTGGAGAACGTGAACTTTAATACCACGTTGTCTGCGCCTACAGGCTTGGCGGTAACGCAGACAATCGGTCCGGACGTCGAGGATAAGAACAAAGGACTCTTTAAGCGAAAGTACGGAGTCACGGCTTTGAACGCCGACGCCTCGGAAGAGAGCCCGTTGTCCGCCACGGTTGAGCTTAACTGCAATCCTTTTGCCGACGGCGCTTACAACACACTCACATGGAATGCTGTCCAGGGTGCTTCTATGTACCGTGTGTATCGCAATGTCGGCGGCGTCTACAGCTATATCGGCCAGACGTCCGAGACCTCGATTATCGATGATGCAATCTCGCCCGACTCCGGTATCACGCCGCCGAGGTATGACTCGGAAATTACGTCCGGATATCCGGGCACCGTGAGCTACTTCGACCAACGCAAGATCTTTGCCGGTACTCGCACCAAGCCGCAGTGCATTTGGATGACGGCTGCGGGTAGTGAGAACTCCATGGTCTTTCACTTGCCGGTGCAGGCCACGGACCGAATCTCGGCAAGAATCTACGCCCGAGACGTCAACCGAATCCGACACCTTGTTCCGCTGTCCCGACTAATTCTCCTAACTGCTTCCGGCTGCTGGGTAGTGGGCACAACCGACACCGACGCACTGACACCTGAGTCGATCAGCTTCAAGGCGCAGAACGCAGAAGGCGCAAGCTCGGTGAACCCAGTGGTCGTAAATTCGGCCTGCGTGTACGCCGCGGCTCGTGGCGGCCATCTTCGTGAAATGGGCTACTCATACGAGCGCGGCGGTTTTATTTCAGGAGACCTGTGTCTTAGAGCTCCGCACCTTTTCGATCATAAAACCGTGATCGACCTTGACTACTCCAAGGCGCCAAATCCGATTATTTGGTCGGTATCGAGCGACGGCGTATTGGTGGCCTTCACATACATCCCGGAGCAGCAGATCGGAGCATTCTCCACAATCGAGACTCGCGGCAGTTTCGAGTCCGTGACCGTGGTATCTGAGGGCTACGAGGACATCCCTTATGTCGTCACCCGCCGCAGGATCAACGGGCAGACCGTCCGATTTATCGAACGCATGCACGAGGTGCAGTCGCCCTCCAGGGCTGAGTCCTGTTACGTGGACTGCGCGGGGTTCTACCAGGGCAACTCGACAAAGACGATCACCGGCCTCACCTGGCTGGAAGGTGAGACAGTCTCGATCCTGGCAGACGGTTATGTCGTACCGGATCAGAAAGTTGTCAGCGGGAAGATTACGCTGGAGGACGAGGCCTCAACGGTTTACGTCGGCCTGCAATACGACTCCGACATGGTCACACTCCCGATCCACCTCCAGCTCAATGACATGTCCTTCGGCACCTCTCACCGTAAAAATATTACGGAGGTCACGTTACGGCTTAACGAATCCTCCGGAGTGTCAGCAGGGTCCTCTTTTGAAAAGCTGTATCACATGCAGCCGAGGGCGACCGAGCTTCCCGGATACCCGCCGAATTTGCGCTCCGGTATTTACGACCTGCAGATTAAGCCGAAGTGGAGCGATGAGGGCCAAGTCTATATCCGGCAGTCTCTGCCGCTCCCGCTCCGGATAACCTCGATCACGACAACGGTAGAAATCAGCTAACTGGCAATAGTGCGCATTGACGGGAGAGGCGGCGTCAAGATAGGCGCACTATTGGAGGATTTATGGCTATTGGTTTCAACACCGCTTCAATGATCGGCACGGGAATCTCTGCCGGTATTTCCGCTGTCGGTTCGATCTTCACAACCCGCTACAACAACGCTATCGCTAAGGCCCAGGCGAATATTGCCAAAGAGAACGCCAAGACGATGGAATTGCAGGCGCAGTACACCTTGTTTGCGGCAGAGACTAAGGTCCAGCACGAGACGATGCAGGCAGGCCAGGTCAAAGCCAGGCAGAAGGCGGCGCTCGCCGCCAATGGCGTAGCGATCGGCACCGGGAGCGCGGCGCAGATTACGGCCTCCACGGACATCATCAAGACGATTAACAAGAATCGCATTGAGACGGACGCGCATGCCGCGGCCTGGGGCTATCGCCAGCGGGCTACCGACTTCAAAAACCAGGCCTTGATGTTTAACGCCAAGAAACAAAGTGTGGGCCTGAACTTCATGTCCACGGCGCTCAACGGCTTGACTCAGGTGGGCATGACCTACGCCTTTGGAAAACTTGCCGAGGGCAAAACAAAAGAGCCGGCAAAAGACGGACCGATAAAGGTTGACGCCATAAGCGGAGCAGATCCCGGCCTGAAGATCGATGCGATTTCTTCGGCCGACCCTGGCCTGCGCATTGACGGAATCTCTTCAGCTGATCTGGGGGTTCGAGTTGACGCAGTATCTGCGGCTCAGCCGATTTTCACGCCGCTTTACAACTTCAATCCTCTTTCGATCAATAACAAAGTTTCGATCCTAGGCAGATAAACATGCAGGTACCCATTTATCAAAACAACACGCCGAATCCTCAGAGCGAACAGTCTTTTGCGCGTCCGGGAGAAAACGTCCAGCCGACCTTTGACTACGAGCGCGCTATGGAGCGGGCCACTCAGCCCTTGAAGGCAGGTATCGGCTTAAGCGTCAAGTTTGCCGAGAAGGCCGAGGCCCAGCAGGTAAAGGCAGAAGCCGACGAGGCGCTCAACGGCCTGGATCAGGAGCTAAGAGAGCTGCAATGGAATCCGGAGAGCGGCTACTACGCCATGAAGGGCAAGACCGCAGTGGAAGGGTACGACCCGACCCGCGAGGCAATGAACAAGGCGTATCAGACGCACCTGGATAAACTGCAAAACCCGCTCGCAAAACAGGCGTTCACGTCTGTCGCACTGGAGAAGATCAACTCCTACGATCAATCCATGCAGCGCTATCGCCTGAAAGAGAATGCGGCATATAAAGCAGAAGTCTCGGACACGCGGGCCAAATCGCTGATCGACGACTTCGCCTTCTCCGGTTTCGGCCCGGACTCCGAGCGCACGATGGCAAGCCTCATGGATGAGGTGGATTATCAGGGGAAGATCGGCGGCAAGAGTCCGGAGTGGATCGCAAGACAAAAGGACAACTACACCGCCTTGGCTTATGCCTCGGCCTATCAGCAGATGGCGGTCGAAGACCCTTACGGAGCGCTCAAGCACTTCCAGCAGGTCGGCTCCACAAAGATGAGCCCGGACGTATCCCGCAAGACCTATGCCTTGTTGCGCGAGCGCGTGTGGCCTCAGCTCCAGGAGACCGTGGACGCAATGGGCGGCCCGGAGGCGATCGGCCTGACTCAAGGATCGGCGGCACGCGCCGCCGGAAAAGTCGACGTCCGAGTCTCCGGGGCCCAGGCTGGCTTAGGTACACCTCCCAGTGTTCCGGACAAAGTTCTCAATACGATCGGCTACAAGTTCTGCAACCCGCTCAACATTAAAATATTCGGCAATAACTGGAGCGGCATGGTGGGCCAGGACGCACGCGGTCATGCGATTTTCGAGACCCCGCAGGATGGTATTTGCGCCGCGGCTAAGATTCTCAAGACCTACGCCTCCAAGTACGGTATCAACACCGTGGACGGCATTGTCGATCGATTCTGCGCCGCTACCGACGGAGTGACGCGCGCCTACATCAGCAATGTCTGCAAGGCCATGGGCGTTACTCCCGGAGAGGCCTTAGACGTTAAAGACCCGCAGGTGATGACTAAGCTCATCAGTGCGATGATGCGCCAGGAGATCGGCGCGGTCGCGTACTCCCAGGAGACAATTACGGCCGGTGTCCATAAGGCACTGGGAATCGATAAGAACGATTATTCCGACAAATTTAATACCCAACTCACTGAGGACGAAGAAAAGCAATACCAGGCATGGGCAAAGAAGATCGGCCATGAGCGTGATGTTTACGACTACGATCTTCGAGGGGCATGGAAGGCAGGTGCGGCTCAGGCAGAAAACGGCCACTTCCCCGATACGTTTAAAAAGCCAAATCATCCGACTTTTAGTGTCGAGAGCAAGTACCACGACGGAAAGAATTATGTCGGAGGCCACTGGGTAGTAGAGAACGGGCAAAACATTTTTATCGGCCCTCATGGAGAACGCCGAGACGATAACGGGAAACTTCTGTCTCAGAAGGCGGAAGCTCCGCGCCTGACGTCTAAGGACGTGGCCTTTAATCCGAATGTCAAGACGGGCGATCCCGTGATCGACGCACTGCCGCTCCCAGACAAAATTAAACTCTTCCGCGCCTCCAGGCAAAGACGCGGTCAGCAGGCGCAGCAGGCCAAGGTTGAGTTAAAGCGCTCAGTGGATAACGTCTTATCCCGTGCGATCAACACGGGCGACGTAGCCGAGCTCCCCGATGTCGCTGACTTCATTAGCGTCTATGGCCAGGACGAGGGCATCCGGATGCATGCCGAGGTGGAGAAGCAGGCACAGCTCAATGCCGCCATCCACTCCATGCCGGCGATGTCTGTAGGCGACATGGACGCTACGAGCAGAGCGCTCACGCCTCAGAAAGATGATCCTGAGTACGCCACCCGCATGGAGCAGAAGACCACGTGGGATAAGGCCGCAGAAAAGGTCAAGACCGAGCGGGCCAAGGACCCGATGCGCTTTGCGATCGAGGGGATCCCCGAACTCGGCTTTAAGCCTATCCAAGATTGGAGTAATCAGACGCTCGCGATCCAAGAGCTCGGAAACCGCATCAGCAGCTACAAAGATGTGGCCAGGCGGTTCGGCACGGACGCGCACATCCTCACCAAAACCGAGGCCACTGCACTTTGCCAAACTTTCTCCAATATGGACGAGGACCACCAGGCGGAGTACGCACAGAAACTCTCCGACGCGATCTTTGATCCGGTTACCGGCGACAGCGACGCCCTGGCGGCCCTAGCCACAGATATCGGCAAAAATCATCATCTGCTTGCTATCGCTTTAGGCGTGGCTTCCACGCCTCAGGGCCGAGAAAACAACGGCGCGCTGCGCCAAATCAAGGGCAGCTACTACCGCAGAAACAAGGTCAACGACGCGAACAAAGACGAACCGGAAATCCGCCAGAAGCTGGACGGCGTATTGCCGATCCCGCCCGGCAGTCCGGAGTACGAGGATCTAATCTCCGCGGTTTTAAACGAGCGCGCTTATGCGCTCCAGGCGGGCGGCTCGAACGACGTAGACACGGCGATTGAAAACGTGATCGGCCCGGTGGCGGAACACAACGGCGCAAAGATCATTTTGCCGTCCAGACTCTCCCAGGCGAGCAAGGATTTGTTGACCTTTACCAAGCTCGGATCTTTTGAAGACGTCCTGCAGGTTTACAGCAAGGACTTCCTGAAAGGCGGTAAAAGACTCGTCTATCGGAATCAGGTTATATCGCCGGAGCAATCCGCCAGGCTCATCAACACGGCACCTCTCAAGTGGGTAGGCGACGGTGTCTACTTTATCCGCGACGGCCTGCGCTACGTAACCGACGAAAAGGGCGAGCCCTTCCGACTTGACCTTAACGACACAATTTCCCGGAGAATTAAATGAGCTGGATTAACCGTTTCGGACTGACCAATGAAGAAGCCAAGGTCATCAATCAGTACAGCGCTCCGGAGAAAGACGCCGAGGCCCTGACGCCCGGACTTTTTGAAGGCTCCTGGGGCGCGATCGGCCAGTCTTTTGGAAAAGAATGGGAAGCCACCAAATCCGACATCAGCGAGGCGGTCGCGCTCAAGGTTGAGGATGATGACTACTACCTAGCCCAGCAGGAAGACCCGTTCGCTCCTGACCTCAATGTCAACAAGGATGCAGTCGTCAATCGCCTGCGGCAAGACGCAAAAGAGGCGCGTCTCAAGATTAAGAACGATTACACGCCGAATCCCGAGACCACCGGCACGGCGGCCATGATCCTCTACGGTCTGACCGGTTCTTTGGCCAAGGGTATCGGTTACTCCGTTCTCGCGGGCGGCAATCCGTTTGTCGGCGGTGCGCTATTTGGCGCCGACCTCGGACGTTATGAGAAAGATAAGCTCCAGGACAAGGGCGTAAATCCTGAAACGGCCACGAAGGCGGGCCTTATTACAGGCGTGACAAACGCTGTCGGCATGGCGCTCCCTGCTTCTCTCGGCACAAGTTATTTGAAGTCTGCGGCCTTCGGCGGATTGGTTAATCCTGCGACCGACATCACCGAGCAGTCGGCGATTAAGTTTGTCCTGGATAACGCAGACTATTCGGTTATCTCCAAAGAGTACGATCCTTTCGATCCCGTGAGTCTAACAACGTCCGCGCTCATGGGCGCAGGTTTCGGCGTTCTCGGCGCACGAGGCGCCCGTGTCAGAGCCGCAAGAGAAGCGGCGGAAAAGGCCCAAGCTGAAGCTCCGGCCGCACCCGTGGAGAATCAGACGGGCCGCATGAATCGGGGTGTCCTGGAGTCTATTCAGAATCGCGACAGAAGCGGTAAAGAAAGCCGCCTGCAGATGCAGCAGATCGCCCAAGCCCCTGACTTCAATCGCCTGCGCAACGGCGCAACACTCGGCGAAGGTACGCCCGTGATCGCTTATTTGCCGGAAGACTCCTCGGCCATTCTCGGTAAGAAAGTCACAGTCTCGGACACGAACGGCGACCGCACCACGATGCGCTATGCCCTGATTGAGGCGAGCGATGTGATGACGTCTAACAGTGTTGACGGCGGTCTCAATGCCAATTTCACAAACCCCGAGGTCCAGGGCGCCCGAGCGATAGCAGGCAACGGCCGTATCGCGGGACTCCAGGAAGCCTATCGCAACGTTAAGGCAACGAAGTACAAAGAGGAATTGACCAAGGCATTAAAAGAATTTGGCATCAGCCGCCGCGCGGTCAAGAAGATGCGCGAACCGATCCTCGTGCGTGTGATGGATGATGCGGACGTCAAGGAAGGCGTCGGCGAATTGTCCAACCGTACCGGAACGCTGAAGCTCAATCCTGCTGAGCAGGCCGCCCAGGACGCTCGGAATGTGCGCCTGGAAGAGGTTGAGTTTACGCAAGACGGTAAGCCGACAACCAAAAGCATGGACGAATTTGTCAGAAGAAGTCCGGATAAAGAAGGTTTGATAGATGCTAACGGCAAAGTTATCTACGACAATGTCCGGCAAAGAATGCGTCCGGCTATTTTCGCCGCAGCTTATCCAGACAATCAATTCATAAACCGTTTTATAGCTGACGATCCTAAAGACAAACGAATAATGGACGTTCTTCAAGGGGCCGCCCTTGACGTTGTAAGACTTAGGAAAAAAGGCAAAGAGTATGACGTAACAGGCGATCTTATGGAAGCGCTCGCCGACTACATGCAGACCAAACAAGAGGCCCGCAAGATTCACGGTGAGAAGGTCGAAGGTGAGCTTACTGAATCCTTCTTTGAGGCCACGCCGGTGCAAGCCTGGTTTAGAGACATCCTCTTATCCAAGAATCCCGAAAGGCTCAAAGACGCCCTGGCTCGATTCAACGAGGTGGCGCGGCAGGAGAGCGGCGGCGAAGGCCTATTCGGTAGTGTCAGCCGCGACGAGGTTTTCAACCGGGTCAAAAGCGAGTTCGGCGCCCTGGATAGAGCAATCGATTCGATCACTCCGAGCGCGGTGGACGCCGCCATGGAGCTCCGTAACGCTGACGTGATCGAGGGCGATCAACCCTCAGGCATGAACGGCGATATCAACAAGTCAATCGCCGACGAGAAACTTGCCCGGGAACAGTTGGACGATGGCGAGCCGGTTAATGTCTCAGGCGAAGGCGTCGATCCGGAAACGCTGAGAACGCAGTTTGACTCCTTCAGAGATCGTGTGTTTAACCAGCTCCTGGGCGCCGGGTTTAAAGAAAAACTCGCGGCCTATTCCGCTGACCTCTACGACGCTTTCTACAGAACACTGGGAGAGCGGTTAGGCATGAGCGCCAACGAGCTGGAGAAACGCTACGCCCTCAAGGTTCGCAAAGGCGGAAAGGAAACAGCCGAGGGTTTCAGACAGCAGGCGAATATGCCTGATGGAGTTGAATCTCCGGAAGTTGTATTGAAGGACTGCATTCAGCAAGAACCAATTTTTACGCTAAGCGGTGACGAGTTTTCTTCCGGAAGCGGCAATCTCTACCAGGAGGTGGCGGACTTCTTCGCGGAGCGGTACGGTGGCAAAGTCGAAAACCCGATTCTAGGGGAAGTGAAGTTAAATAAGGCGGCCGTAAAATCTTCCGCTTCTCATGGATTGGGCCGTAATAAAGTTATGGCCTTCATGGCCGTCCCTGAAGTTATAAAGAGCGGAAAGATTTTCGACTACCAGAAAAACTGGAAAGAACGTCGATACGATACATGGGTGCTAGCCGCGCCAATTTTAATTAAGGGGAAGAAGTACGTTTGCGAAGTGATCGTCATGGATACGGGCGAACACAAGCGATTCTATTTACACGAGGTTACGCCGATTGAAGATGTCGTGACCACTATCCAAGACCCATACCCGGGGGTTGAGCAGTCACGACCTGCCGGGCCAGTTAGGTCTATTTTAATTCAGAGATACTTTGAAGACAAGGCGGCCGCGGCTAAAGAGGCAGAAGTTAAAGCCACGCAGACTCAAGGCGAAGTTTTGCTCCAGAGTAAGCTCAAATCCGAAGACGCCCGCGGCATGTATACACCGGCCGAGAAGATGATTACTTTGTTCGGCACGGCCGACGAATCGACTTTCGTCCACGAGTCCGGACATTACTTCTTGGACGTCATGACCGATGTCGCAATGCGCTCCGATGCGCCCGAGCAGGTGAGGGCCGACATTCAGACCCTTATGGATTGGTTCGGCCTCAAGGACCTCGACGAATGGAACGGCTTATCGCTCGAAGAAAAGCGGCAATTCCACGAGCAGTTTGCCCGTGGCTTTGAGCAGTACCTCCGTGACGGTGTCGCACCGTCCTCCAGGCTGGAGGCGATCTTCAAGCAGTTCAAGGACTGGCTCGTGTCGATCTATAAATCTGCCGCAGACTTAGACGTCGAATTAACGCCTGAAGTCCGAGACGTCTACGCCCGAATGCTCGCAACTGACAAGGAAATCACGGCCAAGAGCGAAGCGGATTCTCCGAGCCTATTTGGAGAAGACTTCGGCCGGACGGTCACTCAAGTTGTCGATAACACCAATTTGCCGGATGAGACCAAGGCCGTGATTAAAGACGGCCTGGAGACTTTAGGCATTAAGACCGAGCAGGCGCCGGATCAAAGCAAGTTGGCGGGCGTTATGACCGACGACGAATTTGTCCAAAGCCGCTTTGACCTCGACATGGAGAAGTACGGAGACATGCCGATTTTGGACGAGAACGGCAACGAGACCACACCGCGTGAGATGGTAGCCGGTGACCTGGCAGCGGCTGAGCAGTTGGAGAAGGACGCAAGCGGAATGTCCCGCGCCGCGCTTTGTATGTTTACCAATAACGCCTTCGATTAAGGATTAGAAAATGGCAAAAGGCTTAAAGAAAGAATGTTTGGACTCGGTTAGCCAAGTTATCGGCCGACAGCTAACGGCCAAGGAAGGCGAGGACATTGTCCTTAACATCAAAAGCAAGGTGCTCGATATCCGAAAAACGGAGCCCAACCTGACCAAAGACCAATATGTCGCCAAGGCCGCCGCGCTCGTAGCACAGGATATGCAGTACCGGGCCACCCGTATGAAGGTCAATGCACAGCGCCAGGTGATCGCGCTCGCCGCCATGCAGAACTACACCGCCGACATGCGGGCCAAGGGCTTGAGCGCAAACTCGGCCGCCATGAGGTATTTGGATAAAGTCGACAAGCACGCGGTCGGCGTATCGAAGGAATATGCCTCGGAGCTTGTGGACACGCTCCAGGCGGCATGCCCTAAGTTTTTCGGCATGATCGAAAACGACGATGCGGTCGCGGGTATTCTGGCAGAGATCTCCGGCGTCGATACTAAAAACGCGGACTACAAGAAAGCCGCACAAGCCTGGATCCAGTGCACGGAGAAAATGCGTGAGCGCTATAACCGAGCGGGCGGAGACATCCGATCCCGAGAGGACTGGATCATGCCGCAGACACACAACCAGGGCAAGGTGCTCAACGCCGCCAGAATCCTGGCAGAAAAAACGCCGAAGAGTTTTGCCGGACGTACTGCGGCAAGAGCAAAGGCGGCAACACAGGTATTTAAAAAGCATGATTTTGCCGCGAACCGTGATGCGTGGGTCGATTGGGTTTTTGAGCGCCTGGATAAAACTCAGTACCTCGATGATAACCTGGAGCAAATGAACGACCTGGAGATAAAGAACGTTCTGCGGGAGGCGTACCTGTCCATTACCGAGAACGGCGACCAGCATCAGAATGCGGCCGACGCAAAGCCGAGCGGCAGGGCTAAGGCGAAGTCGGAACAGCGCCAGGAGCACCGTACGATCCACTTCAAAGACTACAAGGCCCGGATCGAATATAACCGGATGTTTGGGCAGAACCCGTCGATCTTTGGCACTATGCTGTCACACGTCAGTGCGATGTCGCGAGATATCACGCTCCTGGAGGAAATGGGCCCGAGCCCGACGAGTACCTTCAACACGCTGAACCGCTCGACGGAAATCCTTAACAATCAATCCAACAACGTTTTTGGGAAGAAGGTTTCGACTAACCACCTCATGCTCAACGCAATGTGGAAAAACCTTAACGGCAGCAGAGGTATCCAGAATGAAACACTGGCCGCAATCGCCCAAGGGGTCCGGAATATTCAGGTGGCGGGCAAACTCGGCGGGGCATTTATTACGAGCTTGTCGGATATAGGAACCTACTTCACGATGGTAGGGGTCAACAAAATGCCGTTTGCTAAGAGCGCCTATTACCTGGCTAAATCGCTCAATCCGGCCGACAAACGGGATATTGCTTTTGCCGCTCAGGCGGGCGTGATCGGAGACGTTTTTAACTCTGCCGCCAATAGATTCGTCACGGACAACATGAGCCAGGGCGTGACTTCCAAATTAGCAGACGCCACCATGAGGGCCTCCCTATTGTCGCAGTGGACTGACGGGGTCAGAAGAGGTGCGGCGCTCACGGCCATGACGTTCTACACCAACGCACGAAAGTATGATTGGAATACGTGTGACGGCTGGCTAAGAGAGCGCCTGGAGAACTTCGGCCTCGATGAGACATTTTGGAAGGTCATCCAGAAGGCGCCGGCGGAAAAGTTCGGCGATGCAGAGTTTGTTACTAAGAACAGCATTCTTAATATCTCGGATACGGACCTTGCCACGCTGGGAATCTCTCGGCACGCGCTGGAAAAATATGCGTCCGATTATTTGGCCTTCGTTTTTGATGACGCACACATGGCTTCCCTTCAGCCAGACCTCTACACCCGAGCAATCTCCAACTGGGGCGCTCCACGGGGCACAATCGCGGGTGAAGCGTGGCAATGTTTTTTCCTATTTAAATCTTTTCCCACTGCGATGTTGACTCGTCATTTTCAGAGAGCGGGTGATCTTTATCGGTACAAGAAACGCAACGGCTCAATGTTGCCACGCGCTTCTTGGGTCGGCTATTACGTAGCAGTGATGGGCGCGACTACCATGCTTTCCTTTGTTTCCAACATGTTCAAAGACGTTCTCAACGGCCAGGACATCCAGGACCCCTTTACCTGGGAGAATATTGGCAGGGCATTTACCTCAGGCGGCGGCGCCGGTTTTGCCGGAGACATTCTTGTCTCAGCTTTGGGCGATTACAAGTACGGCCACCCGAATATTTACAACGCCTTTGGCCCGGTCTTCTCCTCCATGCTGGACGCATACACGATCTACGACAAATACAAGGATGACCGCGATATTGGCGCCAACGTCCTGCGCTTTGCCAAGAGCAACATCCCGATGGTTAATCTTTGGTACACCAAACAGCTTCTTAATCACGCGGTATTTAACCAACTGCAGGAGATGATGAATCCCGGGTATCACAGACGTATGGAGCGCAAATCCATGAGGATGCGGGGGACGGGATACTGGTGGCAGCCGACGAGCGCAATGCCCGGACGACTCCCGCGTGTAGCCAAATCCAAGGACCGCTGGGAGATTATGAAATAGTGCGCATTGAACTTTTGGGGACTTTTATATTTTTCTTCAAATCGAGGATAGATATATGGTTCCTGAAAGTAATCGCAAAGCGGGTCCGTTTACCGGCACGGGTCAGACGCAGTTTGATTTTGACTTCTACATGCTGAGCGCCGATGACGTTGTCGTCATTGTGGCTGACGCAGACGAAAACGAAACGACGCTGAGCAAAGACGCGTACACCTGCACGCTCAACTCCGACCAGAATACAACGCCGGGCGGACGCGTGACTTTAAAGACTGCATTGGCCAGCGGGCATAAGCTCGCAATCTGCAGCGGGGTCCCGTATACCCAAAATCTGAATTTGACGATGTATGGGAGTTTTAGCCCAACGTCAATCAATAAAGAAGAAGATCGTCGCGTCATTCAGCTTCAGCAGATTCTCGAACAGATGCGCCGTTGTCTTATCGTCCCGATTACGTCCGAGAAAACCCCTCAAGAGGTGATGACTGACCTCTTGGATGTGGCGGAAAAAGCGGCCGACTACGCACAGAGAGCCGAGACAATCTACAACGAAGTCGTCTCCACAGGCTTATACGTCTCATCTACATGGCAGGAAATCCAAGAGACTAAAGCTCAAATCGATATTCATAAAGCGGCTATTGACGCTGCCGTTGCACGAGCGGAAGTTATTCTCGCCCGCAACGAGGTCATCGGAGCAGAGGTGGATGCCTTAGTTCCGCATCTTCCCGATTTGCAAATCAATCGACAGCACATTGATGATATCCATCGTGTTGGTTCCGACCTAAGAGGGTTTGAGACAGAAACACTTGACCTTGGATCAATTACAGATACGGATATTGACGGCGAGACCAAAGTCGAAGACGGGTATATCAAGAAAGTTGCCGACCATATTGATGACTGTATTCACCCGGTTGGAGACAATATTGAAAAGGTTAAGGCTGTAAACGCAAACCTGGCTGATGTAAAGACTGTAGCAGCGGACTTATCTTCTGAACCCAGCAACATTAAGAAAGTCGCACAAGTTACCGACGATATCACCGCGCTTAGTTCTAAGGTTGAGGCAATTCAAACTGTAGCTGAGAACTTAGAAGCGGTGGAAAGTGCGGCCTCTGTTGCAACAAACTTGGAATCTATCAAGCAGACGGTTCTTCAGTCCAATGCTGAAGCTGGCTTCTCTTTCCGATACATGGCCGAGGCCTCCGCTGGAATGACGGTGCCTAAGGAAGCAATATCTCCATCGGTCAACATTAAGGTCGGAGACCACATTGTAAATCGGATAGGGGATTACTTCGGGATTACGGCTGTTACTGAAACTACGGCAACTCTGTCGCCGAAACAAGGAAGTTTTAAAGGCGAAAAGGGCGATAAAGGAGACGGTATTCAACCTGATGCTGTGGTAGTGAATGCAGAAAGTCTCCCTGCTGAGGGAGCTGTTGGTCAGCTTGTCTTAGCCGGAATGAACCTTTATACATGGGTTTCAGCAACCGATACAGAAGAAGCTCATTGGGAAAACATGGGAGAACTAGTCGGGCCGAAGGGAGATACGGGACCGACTCCGGAAATTTCCGTCGAAGCTACATCGTTATCTGAAGGTGCATCAGCAACTGTTACTAAGACAGGTACATCCGAGGCTCCGGTCTTTACTTTCGGAATTCCTAAAGGAGATACGGGAAGTAAAGGAGATACCGGAACAACACCTGAAATCTCTATCTCGATACAGATGTTGGATGCGAACTCAGAGCCTTCCGTTGAAAAAACCGGAACGGACGAAGCACCGAGTTTCCTTTTAAAAATCCCGCGAGGTTTAACCGGAGCGACAGGCACGATGCCTGACACCGTTGACTTGGGAGGACTGAGCCAATGCCTCTGAGGGTTATTCAGTTTCGCGGAGGAACGGTTGTAGAGCATGAGCTTTTTGTCGGCCATGATCGGGAGATCACTGTAAATACAACGAACAATCGAATCCGAGTCCACGATGGTGTGACACCCGGCGGCCACGAGTTGGCAAAGGAGTCGGACGTTCCTACTAATACAAATCAATTGGAAAACGACATCTACCGATCAAGCGGAAACCTGACAAAACTTTCTCAGCTAACACCGGATGTCCAGTATCTCAAACAGGCCGAGTTAACCAAGCTCAGTCAGCTTCAAAACGACAAAGGTTATATCGCAGGACACTGTACTTACTGCACACACTGCGGCCACTGTACGCACTGCTCTTAAAGGTAAAGCAAAATGGCAAAAGTAATCCAATGGAAGCATGGCTCAAGTGAAGATAGTGCAGTCTTCACCGGTGCTCTCAAGGAGATCACGATCGACGATGATCTCCACACCATTCGTCTTCATGATGGGGAGACGCCCGGAGGTGTCCTCTTGGCGCGCGTGGCCGAGGTACCGACAAAGTTATCTCAGCTGGTAGACGACTTAAGCGTTTGGCGCTCAGACGAGCTGACCAAACTATCTCAGCTTACAAACGACAAAGGCTTTTGGGCGTCCGGTGCTCTGACAAAAGTCAGTCAGCTGCAAAATGACAGCGGCTTTCTCACCGGGCATTGCACCTACTGCACGCACTGTACATATTGCCAACAGTGCTCCAACTGTCATAACTGTACAACCATAAACTGCACGACTATCAACTGTACGACGGTGAACTGCACGACGATTCAGTGCTCAGTTTATAGCTACTGCACCAAGTGCAACTGCGATTGCACAGACGACAGTTGCTTTGTCTCAGGAAAATTGGAGACAAGCAAGGGCCTAATAGATGTTCACAACATTCTGATCGGTGACGAAATCATCGATTGGCTGGGAAAGCCGGTTAAGGTAGTAGGCGTCAGCCATGGGCACTTAGGCTCTAGAAGAGCAATTCAAATGAAGGGTCGCGGAGAGAATCGGGTTACCGACGATCACCCGATGGTGATGTTCAGGACGAAACACAGAAGTTACAAGCTCTGCGCCTGCATTAACAGTAAGTTTGATCCGAACAAAATCATTCTTGCAGACAACGGAGTCAGAGGCAGGTACTCGGAGGAACACGATTATTGTGGCTGGTTCATTCCATCGATTGCAATGCCTGCGGATACTCCGACAGTATGTCCGATCGCAGAAAGAGAAGCCATTGTCAAATTCGGGAATGGATATGTCCTTGTTCCCGGGAGACTTTCATGACGACCAGAACAATTTTGCTCCGCGGAGGGACAACGACTGAGCATGAGACCTTTGTCGGAGCCGAACGAGAAATTACAGTTGACACAACTAAAAAGACGCTTGTAGTTCACGATGGAACAACGGGACACCCGGTGGCTAGAAAAAGCGGCTTGCCGACAAAACTCTCTGATTTGACTGAGGGTATAGGGCTGTGGAAGAAAAGCGTTTTGACTAAGGTCAGTCAGCTTACGGACGACGTCGGCTATTGGGCCAATCTGACAAAGGTGAGCCAGTTACAAAACGACCTCAACTGGAAGACGGGACATTGCACTTACTGCACGCATTGTACCTATTGCACCCAGTGCTCTAGATGCAACAACGTTCATTGCTACCAAGTGCAATGCACTCAAGTTCAGTGCGGTCAAGTTAAGTGCAACAAGTGCACGATCACAAGCAACTGCCACGGGCCGAACTGTTCAAACCTAAACAAACCGATTTATACGAATTGTGATACCGGAAACTGCGACTGCGGGGATGACGGAATGTAGGTCCAGGAGATAAGACATGGGATATAAACGACACGTAGTAACAAGCACCTTACCTTACGATCATTTTTCTATCGCAATAGATGAAACTAGAGCGGCTTTTCGAGTACTGGACAAAAAAATCTTTTTTGAGGTACCGGAAGATACATCAGCTTCTCCGATTGAAGAGCTGACCACAACTCAGAAACTTGGTGAAAGAGGCTACACGGGAAAAGCGAATAGGTTTTATCAAATCAATGGTGAAGACTATTGCATTCTTGCGGAGATTATCATCGATAAAACAGTACCGGAATTCCAAAAACTTTGGGTTCCCGGAGCTCATTTTGTCACTTGGCTGAACAATAACCGACTTCATGCAATCATCAAGGGAGCATTGACCTACTTCGACTGTCGAAATACAGCAGAATACGTTCGGCATGAGGGCGGGATGTGGGCCTTTGATCTTTGGGTTAGAGACCCGAATGCGCCCCTGACAGAATGTGCCCGCTCTATTACGACAGCAGAAGACACGACTGTAATTACCAACCTTGAAGACCTGGGTGAAGTTTGGACAGCCGCCGACGTGATGACCGGGACCACCTCCAAGTGGCTGAATCTTGAGTACAGTCTTACTCCTTCTTCCGAGACGGTGGCGCCGGATGGCTGGGTTGATTTCACACTTACGCTTAAGGACGGAAAGACTCACGAAGTCGCAACAGACGTGACATGGGACGGCTACATCGTAGAGGCCGTTGATGGTTATGCACCTCATAAACGCGTTGCGGTCACAAACGGAGTGGGGCATTTCCGAGCCTGTGCCTTAGGGCTGCAGAACGGTGAAGCGATGCGAGTCAAGATTAACCATCGGTTTTACACCTCCAGGGCCGAGGCTACGGTTCAGGTGGTCTCTGATGATTAAGTACGTCAACCTCTTGATCGGGAGCGCCTGCAACATGAAGTGCGGGTACTGTCTCCAGACCAATGAGAAGTCGCCTGCAGATCACAAGGCCGACCCGGTTGAATTCGCACATAAATTGGCTGATTACCTTAAGGGCAGTCGCATAGAACGGGTCGCCTATTGGGGTGGAGAGCCGATGCTCTATTGGGAGAGAATTAAGGCTCTGCATGGTACCCTTAAAAATGAGGGTACCAGCCCTGAACAGTCCACCATTACGACAAACGGACGCTCTCTGACTGACGATTACGTCGAGTACGCAAACGCCAACCCGGACATTTTTACCGTGGTCTCTTGGCACGATGGTAACTTTACTGACGAGCAGTTAAGCCGTATTTTTCGGCTGAAAGATTTTTCGATTTCATTGCTCATTCACCACTACCAAACGGATATGTGGGGTGCCAGAGACCTCTTCTACAGCTTGCAGGAAAAATACGGTCGCTATCCGAAAGTCGCAGTGCACTTCTTACGAGCCAATGACGGGTGCCGCAGTGACTACTACATGACACGAGAGGACGTGGACGCCTTCTGCAAGCACTTGGAAACTGTCATTGAGATGGCACGTATCGGTGACCCATGGGCCGCTTGGCAGTGTTCCCAGCTTCTCTACCATCGAAACAAAGTGAAGTCCCGTGTCGGGCCCATGTGCGTACGAGACGAACTGCTGAGCATTGACCTGCATGGGAACGTCTACGCCTGTCACCACAATTACGACGCATCCAACATTACCGGGAATATTTTCAAGAAGGTTATTCCGATTAAAGCCGTTCCTCAGCTTTCGCCGAGACGTTTCTACGACAGCATCGAATGTCAAAACTGCAAAGCTTTAGATGAGTGCAGAGGCGGCTGCTACACCTCCAACACTCACGACACCGATTGCTACTTCGCAAAGAAAAGATTTGCCCTTTACCACGCCATGGAGAAATTATTTCAATGAAGCTCGCTTTACACTGCAAAACCTACGAGGGTAAAAACGAAACTTGGGTCTATGACAATGTTCTAAATGAGGTCTACGACGGGGACGGAAAGCTCGTTGACCTGACCGAGGACGAGAGATTAAAAGCCTATGCCATGCTCAAGGAGCAGGAAGGAAAGCCCGGCTACTCTAACTCTAAAGGTAAAGACCTTTGGGACCTGCGCATCCAGCTGGGTCTAAAGTGCAACATGAGCTGTAAGTACTGCGCTCAAAGCGATAGAGAAAATGAACGCTGGGTGTCTTCACCTAAAGACGTTCCCGCATTTATCGAAAAGCTCAGAGCTTCAGGAATAAAAGTTCACGGCGTCATTGAGCTTTGGGGCGGCGAGCCTTTTGTCTATTGGAAAACACTGCAAAAGCTAGTGCCGGAACTGCGAAAACTTTATCCGAAAGTTCGTTTTGCCATCATTACCAACGGCACGTTAATCGATGAAGAGAAAATCGCTTTTTGTGAAACCTATGGGATAAGTCTGACGTTCTCACACGATGGACAAGGGTACCGTTTGCGTGGAGTCGACCCGCTGGACGACCCGAAGATGGTAGACATGTGGCGCCTTGCATTTTCTAAACTGCCATGCTCAATCAACTGCGTCTTGTCTCCCGCTAACACCGATGTGGATGCCATTGCCGATTTCTTTAAAGTCAAACTCGGAGATATCCACTTGAACTTTGAAGGCATTATGACGCATGTCGGAGTTCAGGACTCTGAGCTCATGTTCACTGATGAGCAGATGCTCGCACTTCAGAAGAACATCTTTAAGGCTTTAACTCGGGAAGGCTGGGATAAGTTCCCCGCACTTACTGGTGAATGCGATCGTTTGCTGAAAGCCTTAGTCAAAAGAAAGAGACTCGACGAGCGTGCCGTCAAATGCATGATGAATCAGGAAAATAATGCGGCAGTCAACCTCAAAGGAGACTTCCTTTCCTGCCACGATCATTGCACGGAAGAAGGCTGCGTGGGGAATATTCTGTCCCCAGAGAAGGTCGATCTTTCCAAACACTTCAAGCCTTGGAGCACAAGGGAAAAGTGCAGAAAATGTTTAGTCCTTCCAATGTGCAGAGGAGCGTGTCCGCAGATAGAAGGGCTGGCCAGAACTCTTACTTGTAAGAATGAATTCGCCTACCACTTTGCTGTATTTCAGGCGGTCTTTTGGCTCCTCTTCGGTCTAACGCTGGAGAGCTATGAGCCCATAGGGGACCCGCATGATTAAACATACAGACCTTATAAATACTCTCATTGCCTGCGTTGGCGGCCTCGGGTTAATTGCTGGGTTACTTCGATATGTCGACGACTGGAGAGAAAAACGCAAGGAGAAACCGATTGAGTTCTCTGCGCTTGAAGCAATCTGGGAGGCATTGTCCGGAGGCGTGACTGCTATCGGGGTTTTCTGGATCCTCGAAGGCTACGGCGTCAATGAGTTGGCCGCAGTCGGAATCTCTTTTATGGCTGCCTACCTTGGCGTCAGGATCATTGCTTATTACATCAAAAAATTTTTAGATAATAGGCTAGGAGCTAAATCATGAGTGTCTTTTTAAATGAATGGGCGATACGCCTATGCAGGTCAGCGGCTATCGCCATCGCAATCTGCTTCGGCTTCCTTCTAGGGTGGTATTACTGCGAGCGCAACGTGATATTTGACGATATCAAACGAGGAATATGGGCTAACGAGCAGGCTATTCAGAACAATACAAAACTCATTCACGAACTCTATAAGAAGCACGAGGAGGCGGAGCATAAATGAGAAAACAAAATTTAATGCTGTTCCCACCTGAGATCGCCGCCGAGTTTGTGGCAGAACAAGAAGGCTTTAAGGCCGAGGCCTATAAATGTCCGACGGGCCATTGGACAATCGGATTCGGCCACGCTCAGAACGTCCACAAAGGTGACGTTATTACACGGAGCGAGGCCTACGAACTTTTAGATCGTGACCTCCAACGCACCCAGGAGGAGCTTGCAACGCTTATCCATATCGACATCAACGAGAATCAGTTCATTGCCCTAATGAGCTTTGTCTACAACTTCGGCCTGACGAAGTGCCGGACATACAGACTTTTCGGAATGATTAACAGAGGCGAGTGGGAGAACGTCCGGACATGGTGGCCGAAGTATTGCAACCCGGACAATCCTGTGGTTACGAAAGGGCTGAAAGATAGAAGGATGCGTGAATTAGAACTTTTCTTTAGGAGTTAA